ATTGTTGATAAAATCTAAAGCCATTTGCACCAATTCTGTAGTGATATTAAGTTTAGCAGCGATGTCTGACACTGTGAAATGCCTATCAGCTAATTCACGTACTGCTAAAATAATATCTCTGCGAATCATACTATATGACCAAGTACAGCATAGATCAATTTATCTAATTCTGTCTGGTAATCATTATTGCCCATTCTACGTTTCATCCAGATTGCCTCCAGCAATTCTTTGGAATCAAATGGAGTTTCACTCATGCCAGTCCATTCACCTCGGTCCTCCAACTCTTCGATAAGGTCCTCGGTGTCGAACTCTGACAAGTCAACTTCAATATCTGTAGTAATTGTTCTATATGTCATGTGTTTCTTCCTTGGTTAGTTTACACATTAAAATAAAGTGATCGTATGCTTTCTTCACTGCTGGATTAGAGTATAACACATCTGCTTCCTTTTGTAAAGCCTTTATTCCTGCTTGAGCAATGTCGTATGATGATGCTCCATTCAATGTGGCAAGTTCATCACCAAACTCTTTAGCCAACTTCTTCCAAGCCCGACGCTGACCTTCTGTGATAGGAGTTTGCTTTGGTTTCAATTCGCTAGCTTTCCTCATTGCATCGCACATAGCATCTTCGGCTACGCGACTAGCGGCAATCAATGCTGCATAGTCAGGATCAATATTAAACCTACGACTTTGCCCACCTGGATAGCACATGACAATATGATTGCCTTTAGGAAAACTATCTAAGTAGTCACTATCATATTCGGCAACAGGAACATACCGCCTGCCAACCTTTTCATAGTAGATTTTTTTCATATTTGTTCAATCTTTACGCCCGATTTCTCGAGAAACGTAACGCCACTAATATCCCGATAAGAGTTACGATATAGAACGTGCCCAATACCGCTTTGGCATATAAGTTTGGCACACTCCATACATGGAGCATGGGTGATAAACATAGTAGCGCCCAGACCGCTGTTCGTACTTTTTGCCAATTTAGCAATCGCATTAGATTCTGCATGTAATACCTCTGGTTTAGTTTTAAGCACCGGACCGACGTTGTCAAAGCCCACAACGTTTTCGCAGTTGTTATCCCATCCTGCGGGCATACCATTATAGCCGTAACTGATCACGCTGTCGTCTTTGATAATAACTGCGCCCACTTGCAGTCGTCGAGCATGGCTTAGTCGGGCTGTACGTTCTGCCCAATCCATATACAAGTCTATAAACTTTTGTTTCATGTATTAATTATACATGAAAATTGGCCTTATGTCAATGGCAATATTTCAACAGCACAGAATGTCAGTGGTATTGTTATGACAGTCCAGCTCAACAATTTTTCCAAATCTGGAATAAAAGCCTTTAATATATCAACTATTGCTTGGATGAATGCTTTGATGATAGAGATAACATAGTTCTGCACCCAAACTTTGATGTCATTTATGATTTGACGAAAATTTAAATCAGGCTTTTCGGGGTTGAATATCGGCCACGTCCAATCAAATGGCTTTAGTTTTAGGATGGGTATTTCAAAATTCCGTATAATGGCCATTATCTCTTCGAATGTCACTTCTAATTTATTATAAAATGCCCGTGCATATTCCAGTATCCATTCTTTGATCTGTTCGAGGGTAGGTGGGTTCAATATCAGATCTAGAATTTTTCCAAGAATTTGTTCTTTGATTATTTTCCATAATGTGCCAAGTATAGTCCTGCCCTGATTAACAACATAATCAAAAAGCTCTAATGCTGTTTGTATGAGACCGATGATCTTCCCAACTGTTTTAATAACTATATCCCATAATGCCCTTATGATTGAATCCATAATTTGCTCTATGATTTTTTGTGGACTTTCGACCCCATCAAATAAAGGCCAAGGAATACCTAGTGATTTTAGAAGAGCTTTTAGATCTTCTTTGAAGTTATACCAAAGTTGTTCGATACGTGCCTTTATTTTATCATATAGGCCGGGCTTGAACATATCACCTATGGTTAGATCTAAAATTGGCAATCGATAGTCCAGTACCTCATCTATGAGGTCGCCTAGGAACTCCAGAATTGCCATTAGTATATCCCATAGGGGCTTGAATATAGCTCGCATGAGTTCGTCATAAAGTCTGGATATAGCCGCTCTTATATCACTTGCAGGATCAATAACTCCAAAGCCCTTGCATTCAGCATTGACAATAGGTATGGCGATACCCTCTATTCGATACTTGTCCTTGCCAGGAAATGAAGTCATGATGGTATCAGACAAGGTCTGCATATTCAGAGCTTTCTTAAGATCGATTACGATTTCACCGGCTATTGGAATGTGGTCAGGCATTACTTTCTAATTTGGACATATTTTCTGTATATTCCTGCGTCGCTTCTAGTTTTGCAGGAACCATAGAAAATATATGGCTTGCTTTAATATTTACCTGACTTGTGTCACCTAAGGCAAACCAGGGAACCACGCCAGCACCATCCGGAGTTACAGTAAACACCATTGGGTAGGTTAACGTCACTCCCTCATGATTTTCTTCTTTCAGTCTAGCAATTAATTCATCACCGTTTAATATCCTAAGGCTTACGATGCTGCCCGGGACCATTCTTTTTGGTTTTAACATGTTATTTTTCTTCCTCTTTTGTTGGTAATTCGCATAATTTTTCCAGCATCTTATAGTGATCGTATGCTTTTTTCAACGCTTCAAAGTGTTCTAACTTAGCCGGGTCTGGTACGAGTATGGCCAAACGCTTGCTCATTGCTTCCATAAACTCGCCAAGGTCTCGCTTGTTTATCATAACCTTGCCTTCAAACTCTGCATCACCCTTAACATTCAGTGATGAAGGTTGTGTGGAACCGGTGCTAAAGGTGTTCCAATTTGTTGAACCAATTGTATAAGGCGAAGTCGTCCACATTGTATTACCGGTACCGTTGGTGGTAATAACAGAACCGTTCGATCCGACGGCTCCTACTCCTTTATTCAGGCTAGGATATGGACCGTTTATCGAACTTAACGACGCAATTTGCGCAGTAGTCAGTGGAGGAATAGTGGACATCGATATATTATACTCATCGATATCGACATCATAATCAAAACGTTTTTTCGTCATTTCAAATACTCTTTCAGTTCAGTAAATCCCCCTACATGTCCGCCTTCGATAAAAATTTGCGGAAGTGTACGTGCGTTAGGCACTGCTTCCAGTAATTCTTCTTTACTATATCCATCGCCGATCTTGCGCTCTTCGATTTCATAACCTTTTGATTTGAGTAATGCGTGTGCTTGATCACAGTAAGGGCAGTGATACTTACTCCATAATGTTGCTTTCATTTTTGTTTTCCTTTTTTATATTATAAAAATTCATATCGATCTCAGTAGTATCGTCAGGGTGCCTAGGCCAGCAGGGTATACTCATACTTATTCTCTTACCTTTTGGCTCAGCAACATGATGACAATTAGCCGGAATGTACAATACTTCTCCAGATTTCAATACTAGATCGATGACTGGATCAGCATCGGGATTTTTCCATATTTTCCAAAGTGTTTCACCCTCAGCTTGTATAATTAAATTTGGCGGGAAATCAAAATGCTTATTAAAACTCGTAGATCCTGATAATCCGCCGTATACATGTATATCCGGAAACACATCAAATTTTTTTGAAATTAGTTTCATTAATTCTAAAGTATACATATTGTTATAGCTATAATTTAAAATTACAAAAGAACTGCCTTGATTTATATTATCGATAACAAATTTTTTATCGTGTATTTCCGTGTTGTGCCAGTGTCGACGTTTTTTAGGTATGCACAGTTTTTCATTATTCTTTATCATTTGAATTGGATAAAATTGAGGATTATTAATACAATACTCCACAGTATTCCAATTTACATAATCATGTAAATTATCTATCAATTTCCCCAAGTATCTAGGGTTTTGGTCTAATGAAGGTAATGCATCTAAAAATAACTTCATTTCAAATATTACTTTACAAATCTGGTAATTCGTCATACATAACATTGTCTGACATAACACCAATTACATAGTTAGTGCTTTCAGTTTCCTGTAGAGCACTTTGCTTCTTGCCAATGTTGACATGCTTGTTGAACCATGGGATAGGACTTGAACGTGGATGCTCTTCGGCATACTTGATGCCAATGTCTTTTAGTCTGACGAATGCTGTATGATCCACAAAGTCTTTTAGGATAGCAGCATTGAGACCAATCACTGGTCCTTTCTTGAATAAGTAATCTGCCCAGGCCTTTTCTTCTTCTATGACTTCCATATACATAGCATATACTTCTTCTCG